AAACTTAGTAGTAGATGAAGAGACTGCGGAATCATTTAAATCTCGTGGCTTTTCTGTTAAACAAATGGATGAGGGGCCATCCCTTACTATCAAGCGTAAAGTTAATGGGCCTGCCGGTATGATACGACCAGCACCAAAGCTAATGGATAAAAACAAAACGCCTATGGACGTATCAGTAGGTAACGGATCAACAGTTAAAGTCCAGTATAAGGAATGGGAGTCTAACTATAACGGTACAGTTTACCGAGGATTAGACTTTCAAGCTATGCAGGTCATTAACTTAGTTGAACATGGTGTTCCAGACGGAGCAGAATTTGAATCTTTAGATGACGCAGAAATGGAGGATGAACTATAATGAGTCTTGAAACTATAACACTAGATGGTGCAGTGTATAACTTTGATGACTTAACAGACGCAGCTAAAGCTGAGTGTGCTTTGTATCAGACTATACAGGTAGAAGCTAATCGTTTAAGTAGTTTACTTGTTGTTTATAATAGAGCAGCAGAGGCTACAAAGTCTAATATTGAATCACTACTAGATGGTGTAGAGCCTACCGCATTCGATGAAACAAATTTAGAAGAACCATTCTCAGGAACCTAATATGGCCTTTGTAAAATATAAGCAACCCTGCAATGACTGCGGTGGTAGTGATCCAGTATCAGTTAATGATGATGGGTCTGCCTACTGCTTCAGTTGCAATACATTTTTCCCTGACTACGACGGCACATCGGAAGTGCAACCAAAGCAGTTTAAGGATAACGTAGTTTATGATGAGTTCATTCATCCCAAGATGGGATTCAATCCGCTTACAGATCGAGGTATAAGTAAAGACACATGTAAAACTTACGGTGTTATGAGCACCGCAGACGGTAGGGAGCACAGCTACCCATACTACTCCGATAGTCTTGATCCCATAGCACACAAGATACGTAAGCCAGAGAAGCAGTTTGCTTGGACAGGCCGTAGCAAAGACGAGCGTAAGCTTTTCGGAGAACAACTCTTCACTAAGGGTGGCAAGTTTGTCACTCTTTTTGAAGGGGAGTGTGATGCTATGGCAGGCTACCAGATGACAGGCAGCAAGTATCCTTGCGTTTCAATTACTGGTGCAGCCGCTGGCCTTAAAGATTGTAAGTCATCCTATGAGTTCTTAGATTCTTTTGCTAATATAGTTGTATGCTTTGACGGCGACAAGGCTGGACAGAAAGCAGCCTTAGAAGTTGCTGAGTTATTCGGCGGCAAGACATCTATAGTAAAACATTCCGAAGGCTTTAAGGATGCTTGTGATTACTTATCTAAAGGTAAGGCGGCTAGCTATGTCAACCTTTGGTGGAATGCAGAGAAGTTCACACCGGAGGGTATAGCTAGAAGTAGTGAGCTTTACGATGAGGTGATGGCTGACCTTGAGATGCCCTTCTGTAGTTACCCTTGGGATTGTTTAAACTTAATGCTATATGGTATGCGTAAGGCTGAGCTTGTTACGCTAACTGCCGGTACTGGTGTAGGTAAGAGCACTGTGGTTAAGCAGATACAAGAAGAAATCTTTAATCACACAACTGAAAAGGTAGGTGTATTAAGTTTAGAAGAAAGCGTAGCTACAGCAGCGCTTGGTCTGATGTCTCTATCAGCCAATAAACTTTTACATCTACCTACTCAGGAGCAGATGAAGAGGCACATACTTAAAAATCCTGCTAACATATATCGAAAGCCTAAGTTGGCCTTGACTATTACACAGGAAGAAAAAGAGGAAGCTTTTAAAGCTATGTTATCTAACGACCGTTTCTTATTTCTAAGACACGTTGGTAAGCATGATATGGAAAGCGTACTTAATAAGATTAGATACTTAGCCAAGGCTGAGGACTGTGGTGTAATTGTTTTAGATCACGTATCAATCTTAGTTGGTATGGCAATGGGTATCGGTTCAGATGAGCGCAAAGCTATTGATGCTGTAATGCACAACCTACGGGCTGTAGTAGAGGAGACCGGCGTAACTTTAATAGCTATTAGCCACTTGTCCAAAGCTGGTGGTGGTCGAGATAGTCATGAGGAAGGGGGTCGTGTAAGACTAGGAGACCTTAGAGGATCTAATGCTATAGCTCAACTAAGTAACATTGCTATTGCATTAGAAGGTAATCGACAGGCAGAAGATCCAGAGGAACGCAACATGACTATAGTTCGTGTACTAAAGAATAGGTTCAGTGGTGAGACAGGTGTAGCCGGATACTTAAAGTATGACAGTGAGACAGGTCGCCTTAACGAAGTAGATGACTACGATTGTGGAGAAGTGCTATGAATGTTGTGTTCGATATAGAAGCAGATGGTTTGAAGCCTACAAAAATACATTGTCTTGTTTTTTATCAGGTCGATGACGGTGAGGTTATTAAGTTCCGACCTACTGAATTGCAACAGGCTAAGGAATACTTCTCTAAAGTTAATAAGCTAATAGGTCATAACATTATAAACTATGACATACCCGCAGTGGAAAAGTTAATGGGTATAGATTTGTCTGGTAAGAAAGTTGTAGATACTTTAGTTCTTAGTCGCCTGTTCAACCCTACAAGGGAGGGCGGTCATGGCTTAGAGTCTTGGGGCTACAGGCTTGGTTATAACAAAGGTGAATATGGTGAGCAGGAAAATGCTTGGGATAATTTTAGTGAAGAAATGCTAGAGTATTGCGAGCGGGATGTTCTGTTAAACTATAAAGTTTATAATGCTTTGCGTATTGAGTCTAAAGGATTCGCTGCATCCAGTGTAGTTCTTGAACATAAAGTTTATCCTATCATTGAGCAGCAACGTAAAAACGGTTTTCTTTTAGATGTAGAAAAAGCACAGGGTCTTGTGGCCCACTTCAACGACGAGCTTATGTCTATCACTAACGAGGTACAGAAAGTCTTTAAGGATAAAGTCGAGGAAGAAACTTTGTATGCTGTCGAAAAGAAAAGCGGAGGACTATCTAAGACAGGTAAAAATAAAGCTGGGATTAATAGGCGCTTAACTAAAGACGAGTTCAATATTATTTCTGCAAAAGGCTATGTTGTTCGTAAGACAGTAACGCCATTTAACCTTGGTTCACGTAAGCAGATAGGTGAATATCTAATTGAGTTTGGTTGGAAGCCTGTAAAGCATACACCAACCGGCCAACCGATTGTAGATGAGGCTGTTCTATCTAGGGTAAAGGGCATACCTGAGGCACAGTTAATTGCTACTTACCTTATGCTGCAAAAACGATTAGCTCAGGTTAGTAAGTGGCTTACCTATGTAGAGGATGATGACAGAGTTAGAGGCTATGTTAATGCTAACGGAACTGTGACAGGAAGAATGACTCATAGCCATCCGAACATGGCTCAGATACCTGCGCCAGCATCACCCTATGGTAAAGAGTGTCGTAGCTGCTGGACTGTTGCACCAACACATAGGTTAGTGGGTATAGATGCAAGCGGGTTAGAACTCAGGGTACTAGCCCATTACATGAACGACAAGGAGTATACAAATGAAATCCTTAACGGAGACATACACACCGCTAATCAAAAACTTGCAGGGCTTGAATCAAGAAATCAGGCAAAAACTTTCATCTATGCCCTTCTGTACGGTGCAGGAGATGCCAAGCTGGGATCAGTGGCTGGAGGAGGCGCAGCAGTTGGATCAAGACTTAGAAAATCTTTCTTTGCTAATCTCCCAGCATTTAAGTCTCTTGCAAGTAGTGTACAAAGAGAAGCAAAGGCAAATAAAGTTAAGTCACTAGACGGCAGAATGCTGAATGTCCGGTCTGCCCACGCTGCGCTTAACACAAAACTACAGGGCGGCGGTGCTGTTATAATGAAGCAGGCGCTAGTTAATTTCTCGCAAGCCTTAGACAAGGCAGGCATCTTTTATTACTTTGTTGCTAATGTCCACGATGAGTGGCAGATAGAATGCAAAGAGAAAGACGCACACACTGTTGGCAAGCTGGGAGTTAAAGCCATACAGGATGTAACTACCCAACTAAATCTTAACTGTCCTCTCGATGGTGAGTATAACATTGGGATGAACTGGGCGGAGACACACTAATGACTAACGAACTAACGCAGATTGATTTAGACTTTCTTCTTAATGATAGTGACGAGTTAGGAGACAAGGACGGTAAGAGGTGTAGCAAATGCACCGAGCTTTTACCTTTAAGTAACTTTAACTTTGCATCTGGTGGTAACTATTTACGAGCTGAATGTCGTAAGTGTAATAACGAAATGGCTAAGATACGGGCTTCTTTACGTGCAGAGTTTGGTATGCCTACTGCTGGGTATATATGCCCTATATGCAAAGGCAACGAAGAAGATGTAAAGGGTAAAGGAAATACTCGTAACGGTTCTTGGGTGCTTGACCATTGTCACGAGTCAGGAGACTTTAGAGGTTGGCTGTGTCATAAGTGTAACCGAGCACTAGGAGGATTTGATGACAACGAAAGCATACTAAACAACGCAATTAAATACCTAAAAGGAAATAACCAATGAAAGATTTAAGCACAGTAGTTCCAGATATTTACTCTTCACTTGAGCAGCTTTCTGCCGGTGTACCTTTAGACATAAACGAAGAGGAGATAGAGCATACAATAAGCCGTATCCGAGAAGCCCTTGTATCGTGGGCTACACCAAAGGAGTCTAAAG